CCTGATCAATCCAGAAACACTTGGTGGCTACTTTTAGCTTCTCTTCAAGTTCTTTGTCTATCATATAATTTTCAAATTATCTATATACTGTTTGTCTTGTTGTAACATATGCTGAATAAACAAAGCCGAACAAACCCCTTCATCTATTAGATTATCTCTATCACCAATGCTGGTTTGCTTAATCTGTTGTTCACGTTCTAATATTCTATCTAGATCATTATCACTCAACTTGTCTTTTGTTGCAACAGCAAATAACCATCTAAATTCATCTATTGAGTCAACACCAATTGGAACATCTGCAATAGTAATAGCATTGCATATGTTATCCATATCTTCTTCCGTTATATTATCCCAATTAATATTTAAACCCTCTTTATTCATCTTATTACTATTATGCGTAATCTTAGATGCGAAGATCCTCGGTCCAAACAACGCCTCCATGATTGGACTCTTGTCGTGATATATCTGATCAACATTAGATAGTGTATACTTCTGACAACCAATCTTTTCTGCAAAGTCATCATACAATACCTTCCGACCAACTTCCCGCTTGATGTCAAACAAATGTCTATCAACAAAATGCCTTACATTTTTAATGAAGAATTTTTGTACTCTGTCTTTGTATTGACCTGTAGAAAGATATGTTGCCAACAAGAAAGCCAGCTCAAAAGATTCTGCATTTTCTTCAATCCATTGTAAAAAGTGTTGTGGTGATTCAGGGATATCCCATTTTGACTCAAACTCTTCTTTACTGAACTTGGGATATTGTAAATTGAATTCAAATGCATGGTCATCATCTGATCTACCATCAATATGATACGTTGTGTATACTTCTGCTTGATATAACTCATAAACCTGATCTACTGTAACGTTTGGAGCTATAGTTCTCATCCAAGTAATCAATAGTCTTGGAAAAGAATCTTCATCAGCATATATGATTAGTGGAGCATCCTCTTTTACAGCGGCATCAGCAAGCTCTATCAACTCATGAAGTGGAAGATCCTCTTCATCCCAACCTTCATCATAATAATATGCATCGCCTCTCGTATTCCCAGCTATAACAGCGGAGACTTCAGCGCCAACATTCTTTGAAAATACCATTCTATCCCGTGACCAATCAAATAAGGTGTCCGGTGATAGATAAACTTGCTTGAATAATCTAATCATGTCTACATTCCTACCATTATAAATACTTATATAACCCTGAGGTAGTAAAATGGCAACACCAACAACAAGAAAAGAATTCCGTGAGTTTTGCCTGCGTAAGCTGGGCAAACCTGTTATTGAAATCAACGTTGACGATCAACAAGCTGACGATCGCGTTGATGAAGCTCTTCGTTATTATCGTGACTATCATTTTGATGGTTCCGAAAAAGACTATCTAAAGCATACAGTAACACAAGAAGATAAGGATAACGGCTATATTACAGTTGGTGAAGATATCATTGGCGTAGTTCGTATCTTTGACGTGGGTGATGCATTACAAACAAATAACCTCTTCAATATTCGTTATCAGATCCATCTAAATGATCTGTACAACTTTACATCAGTTAACTATGCTCCATATGTTATGACGATGATGCACATTCAGCATCTTGAAGAGTTCTTTGTAGGAAAACAACCTATCAGATTCAACAGACACACAGATCGCATTTATGTTGATATGGATTGGGATACTGTAACTATTGGCCAAGTACTAATCTTTGAAGTTTATAGATATACAAATCCTGCCACATATGCTGACGTTTGGGCAGACCCGTGGCTCCAAAAATATGCTACTGCGTTGATTAAAAAACAATGGGGTGCTAATCTAAGTAAGTTTACCGGATTGCAACTCCCGGGGGGTGTTCAGTTTAATGGAGATAAAATCCTTGATGAAGCTACCCAAGAAGTTCAAATGATGGAACAAGAAATGATTTCTGGATACTCTTTACCAGTTGGTGATATGATTGGTTAAACTATCCCTTTAAGGGCACAGGCCCAGTATACATAGATTATACGGGTAGGTCAACAGGTTTTTTACTATGGATACAGAATTTATTAACAAATATATTGAAAAATTGAATGCAACGCTTAACAACATTACTCAGCAATACATTCAACTCGAAGCAAGATACGAAATCCAAGCTGAGAAGATGCAAGCGCTAGAAGAAGAAGTGATCAAACTTCAGAAGACTGTCGCAAGGAAACGTAAATGAGTGCCAACACTACACTAGAACAGTTTGATGCTTTAGAAACAAAGTCATATGATCTTATTGTTCACAACCAACTAGCACGATACCATGAAACTAAACTGGATAATGCTCCAAATGATTACTTTGTAAAAAAGGTTGAACAAATCTGATGTTTGCCCATAACATACAATATTCAAACAACAGCGTTTATAATAATAAGCAATTTTGTATATCACATGCAAAGAATTTAGGTAATACACATTACTTTACAAGATTAAGACGTGAAGTTATACCATATACTAATAACAGTGTTATATACCATCCAACAAAACCTGGCTTGATGAAGGGTACACTAAATTTAAATTGGACTAGAGGTACAACTACTAGTAAGTTTTATTGGACAGCAAATGATAGTCCTGCTAACTGTACGCCAGCAGTAGCCATATCTAATTACAAACAATTCTTAAATGAACAAGCTAATAGTTTTAGTAACTCTACAGTAGTGACTGTTACGGATGAAACAGCTAATAGTATAACTATACAAATTAATTTTGGCCATGATGATGAATCATATAGAGATGCTAATGATATGTATGTTCCCGATTCAGCTAAATCAAAAACTACTTTTGCAAACAATGTAACATGTGTATGCTGGATGAATATTAATAATACACATCAACATTATAAAATTAAGGAAACTGATTTAAAAGAAAATGTTCAGAGAACATTTGAAAAATTTGACAACGAATGTTATGTTGTGTTTAGTGCAAATGTAGTTACTGATGGTGGTACTACACTAAACGAATTCCAAATGTATAAATTGAATAGCGATACCATTACAGGTACACCAAGTGCAAATGGCAAAGCAATATATTACTATGGTCAACCCGATTAAGAAACTATATCTACTTTATAAATTTTTCAGACTTCCAACGGGCTCACGTGAAAGACAAGAGATACTTTATTTGTTGTTGCATGAAAGTGAACGTGAGTCATTTATGAATTGTTATAGAACATATATTAAATCCGATGTTCCTAAGAATCACTCAAAGATTATTGAGGTTATGTATGATTGGGACAAGCTATCTAAGTTACCTGAGGATACGTTAGGTTATCAGTTCTATCATTATCATAATACAAGCAGTGGTGTTGATTTGATTAACATTGGTGTTGAGACATTGCTCGGCAAGGGTGGTTCAAAGAAGGTAGATGACTTTAGAGGTTACCTAACTGTGATGCATGATTTGACACACGTATTGAATGGATATCCACTAAATCGTACAGGTGAGATAATGACTGTATGGTTTCAAGCTGTGCAAGACAATAGAAGATCGTTTGCTTGGATCACATATGTAAGTTCATTTATATGGATCAAAAACTTTAAGTTTTGGCCAAAATATATGTATTACTATTTTAGATGGTTGTTTGAATCGAGACGAAATGCTAAACAATGTAAACAGTTTATTCTTGTTGATTGGTTCTCCATGATTGATAAGCCTGTATCAGAGGTCAAGCAGCTTATTGGTCTGAATGATGCAGAAAAATACCATACAGACAAGTTAAAGATGATTAGAACCATAAATAAAAAATATGCCTTAGATAAGGTTTTATAACTGTATATACAGATTTAGGATGCCAAATGGCGAATACAAAGTTTCAGCTTAGGCGATCGACCGTTCCGGGTAAGGTCCCTAACACAACACATATTCTGACAGGCGAACTTGCGCTTAACATTCCCGACAAGAAGCTGTACTCTTCTAATGGTACAGCAATCTTCGAAGTCGGTGGATTCTCTAATTCAGCCAACTATCTTGAAGTATCAAATGTAACATCAGCTGTTCATGATGCTGGTTTTGTTGCTAATACATACTTATCTGAAATTGAAAATGAATTGAAAGTTGATGCAGCTGAGCAAGCAGCTAATGCTACAGCTAATGCTATTGCTACAGCAGCAGCTGGTGGTACACAATATTTACAAGTTGCAAACGCTGTTCCATTGATCCAAAACAATACTGTTAAGTATCTTGAAACAGCTAATTCTACTCAGTATCTTCAAGTAGCTAATTCTACTGTATATCTTGAAAAAGCTAATGCATCTATCTATCTCGAAACAGCAAACGTAGCTAATGTAGCATTTACTGGTGCTTATGATGATTTGCTGAATAGACCTAATCTTGATTTATATCTTGCTAAAGCAAATGCCTCAATATATATGGAAGTAGCTAATACAACAGCATTAACCGATACATATCTTCAGGTAGCTAATGCAGATGTTTATATGGAAGTTGCTAACCTTTCAACAGTAGCAACATCTGGTAGCTATACTGATCTGATTAATAAACCAGCAGCAACTAACACTGCTGTGCAGATGTTTAAATACTTCCCATCAGCCAACCAATCGACATTTACCGGTAATGATGGTGATGGTACACCACTTGCATATACAAATACAAACGTTGAAGTTTATCTGAATGGTCTAAAGCTAATTAAGAACAATGACTTTAGAGCACCAAATACCACACACCTTACTTTATATGCAAATGCTGTTAGTGGTGATTCGTTGCAGATTGTTTCTTATGAAGGAACAGTTGGTACAGCATCAAGATATAGTACATATACATTTACAGCAAATAGTGGTCAAACAACATTCAACGGTACTGCAAATACAGGGGGAACTCTAAGTATCGATACACAGGCAGAGTTTGTGTCATTGAATGGTGTTATCCTACAAAAGGATGATGACTATACAGCAAATGCAACTCACATTGTTCTCAATGAAGCTACATCTAACTTAGACGTTCTGCAAGTAAGAACCTTTGGTACAATTAACTTTGCTCAGGATCAAAAGTATCTTGAAGTTGCAAATGCTACTAGTGTTGGTTTAGGTTTTGCAAATTCTGCTGATGGTATCTTTACTGGCAATACAAACTTTGATAGTGGAACATTATTTGTAGATGGTACTAACAATCGTGTTAGTATAGGTACGGATTCGCCAATCAATCCACATAAGCTGACAGTTAAAGCTGGAACTAATGAAACTTATGCTGTGTTTGGAGCTACTACTGCTGGCTATGGCTATATGACCCTTAAAGAAAGTGATTCTAACACAAATGCTAATACTGAATACGCTTATATAGGTCAAGGTGGTGGTAGTGCTCTTACAGCAGGTAATGAAGATGATTTGGCTATTCGAGCACAGCATGAAATGTTGTTTGCCACAGGTGGTAATTTTGAGCGCCTGAAAATCCGTAGTGATGGTATCTTAAACTTCAAAGGAGTAGACTCAAATCCACAGGGTAGTTCCTATGGTGTGTTTATGCATGCTCAGAGAAGTAATGGTAACTTAAATGGTGTAGTATTAGCTGGTCTACATATGGGCTACTCAGGTGGTAACTATGGTGGTATTGGTTATGGTTTGGAACCAACAGATACAAGTAATAAATGGAATACATTAGTAAATGATTATCATTCACATATAGAGTTTGCTGCAGGGGGCATTGAAACATACACCACAACATCTACTCGTAATGCTAATACGTTAGTTACGTTTAATTCAGAGTTGGTTGCAGGTCCATATGTGAGTCGTGGTGGTACATCATGGACAACAGCATCTGATAGTCGCTTGAAAGCAAATGTAGCTAATCTAAGTACTTCTTCAGCTTATTCACATGTTAAGACGGCTCGAGCTGTTCAGTTTAGATGGAAGTATGGTGATAACTCTACTGCAAATAATATTGGATTTATTGCACAGGATTGGGAATCTGATTATCCAGAAGTTATTGTTACAGGGGATGAAGCTCAGCACGGAGTTGATGATCCAAAGGGTATGAATTACACGGAAACTATTCCAATTCTAATGGCAGCTCTTAAAGAAGCAATCACGAAGATTGAAGCACTCGAAACAGAGAACGCCGACTTCGAAGCACGCATCGCAGCACTGGAGGCTAACTAATGTCAAAAGCAAGACAACTAGCACAAAAGCCTAGCCAGCCTACGGGTCGGAAGAACTTGATTATAAATGGTGCGATGAACGTGGCACAGAGGGGAACGAGCGTAACGGCACAAACTGGTGGTGGCATTAAAACCGTTGACAGGTTTTACACAGAAACAGCGGCATGCACATACGACCACGCTCAAGTAAGTGATGCGCCTGATGAGTTTTCTAACTCTATAAAAGCCACAGTCGATGGGGCGTTTACCCCAACAGCAGCCCAATATTTTATTCCGTTTGAGCAGCGCATTGAATCGCAAAATATAACGCATCTTGCTTATGGAACATCGGCTGCAAAAACCGTGACATTATCTTTTTGGATTAAGTCTAATAAAACTGGAACTTATGTTGTAGAGTTTTCTAACAATATTGCAAGCAAAAAATGGTCGCAAAGCTACACAATTGATGCTGCAAATACTTGGGAGCGTAAGACACTTACTTGGACGGGTGATACAGCATCGGGTGCTGAATTTAATGATGATAACACGTCAGGGGCTACGTTCTTTTGGTGGATGACAGCAGGAACTTCATTTACTAGCGGCGCATTGTCTGGGGCTTGGGAAACATCAACAAACGCTAATCGTGCTGTTGGTGTGCCTTCATCTTTAGCAGACAACGACGAGTTTTACCTCACAGGCGTTCAATTAGAAGTAGGCAGCACCGCCACTGAGTTTGAGCATCGCAGCTATGCTGAAGAGTTGGCGTTGTGTCAGCGGTATTTTTACATCGTGGAAAACGTAGGTATACCCGGAGTTTTGCGGTCAACTACATTTAATAATAGAGATGTATTTTTGCATTATCCTACTACTATGAGGGCAAACCCAACGGTTACTGCTACTCCTAGCTCAGGAACATTTACCGTCCCATACCCGTCCCGTCGTCAACTGTGGGGTAGGATTGCTATGACAGATGTAACCAGCACAGCGTTTATCCAAGACGATGTTCTTTTTGATGCGGAGCTTTAAGTATGAATGATTTTACAATTACATCAGCGCAATACACACAAAACGACAACGGTGAAAACACGGCAGTAGTCGCTACCATTAATAGTGTAGAGGTTCATGTGCCGATGGACAGTAACAACCGCCACTATGCAGAGATTATGCGCCAAGTAAACGCTGGCACACTCACCATTCAGGATGCTGACTAAGGATAAATATAATCATGGCAAGAAGTAGAGCTTTTGATAACGCAAAAAGATTTAGAAGTCTGTTTAAGCAGCATAGTAACATTACGGATCCAGTAACGGAGACGACTAATGTTGAGGCTACAGGTGTCTTCTTGGAGGGCGGCGAACGTCTTGCAACAAACACATATGTTCAGCGCTTCATGGAAGTTGCTAATGTAGATGCACAGATTGCCAATCAAGTAACAAATTATGCAGAGGTTGGTAACACAGTCTCAAGTGAAACAGGTGGTACATTTAAAGCTAATGTGTATTTTGCTAATACTGTATCTGCTCATGATTTGGTTGTAAATACAACAATCCTATTCAGTAACACTAATATGGGTTCAGATGGGGATCATCCACCACATCAAGAAGGTTTGTTGTTCTATGATAATATTCATAAAACACTCAACTACATGAGTGATGATCCAAATGTTATTCATGAAGTTGGATTAGAAGAGCATCAACGTATCTTTAACGATAGTGGTCAAACACTTTTAAAAGGTCAACCTCTGTACTTTAGTGGTAACTATACGGCTGGGGACATTGATGTTCCAACTGCAGATCTTGCTGATGCTACAGATGTTAATGCATATAACGCTCAAGGCCTAGCTGCATCTGATATTGCAAATAACTCTTATGGGTATTGTATTATCGCAGGTCAGCTCGATGAAGTAGATACAACTTCATTAAATGATGGTGCAAACTTCTTTGTAGGCTTGACACCAGGTGCTATACAGAATCAATCACCTACATATCCAAACTATCCGATGTGCCTTGGTTGGGTCGTTAAATCAGCAGCCAATGGTACATTGCTTGTCAATCAGCAAAACCACTCTGTCAACTCTTTCCGTGTGAGAGCATCTGCTCACATTGGTCAAGATCTTCGTATTGATGGTAATTTGATTGTTACAGGCGAAACAACTACAACTACAACAGCTGACCAAACTACTGGTACTACAATGTTCCGTTTGAACGAGGGTAGTGCTATTGGTGAAGCTGGTACAACATTTACCGGTACTGGTTTGGATGATGCGTTTTTCTCAGGCCACTTTACTGGTACGTCTAATACAACCTACTATATAAGAATCTGCCCTGATGGCGCTGGCCTTGGTACTGGTGGTGTGGATACCTTTGATGTATCAACAGACAACTTTGCAACAATTCAATCAGCTAACGTTGATATAACAGGTAGCGAGCAGTTGATCCATTCAGCAGATAATATTTCTGTTGAGTTTGGTGCTACTACAGGCCACACAGCAAATGATCAATGGACAGGTACAGCAACACCAAACCTTGTTGATTCAGGTTTCTGGACAAATAGAAACACCGGGGAAGTTGGTATTGGTTATACACATATGGGTCTGTTCTTTGATATTACAGATGATAGATGGAAGTTTGTAAACAACTATAGACCAACACCTTCCGGTACAATTGATACAACTAATAACACATTTATTTACGGTGAAGTTGAAGCAAACAACTTCTATGGTAATTTGACAGGTAGTGTAACAGGTTCAGTTACTGGTACTGCTACATCATTAGCTGTATCAAGAGACTTTACTTTGACTGGTCCTGTAACTGGTGTTAGTCCATTTAATGGTGCTAACAATCTTACGATGACCACTACATTGGATTTTGATAGTCTGTCTGCAAATAGTCAGTTGATTTCCAATACTGCAGATCATGTTGCAGTAACTAGTGGTTCTGATACAGTCAAAGTTCCAGTTGGTGACTTTCTTGCAAAAGTAACAGGCGTTACAGGTCCAGAAGGTCCAGCAGGCCCTCCAGGTAGTGACGGTGGTCCTGGTCCTAATGGTCCTCCAGGCAGCGATGGCTCTCCAGGTACTGCTGCAACGATTACTGTGGGTTCTACAACAACAGGACCATCTGGTTCACTTGCTAACGTGCAAAATAGTGGTACTTCAAGTGCTGCAATTTTGGACTTTGACATTCCAACAGGACCAGCAGGTCCAACAGGTCCTCCAGGTCCAGATGGCCCAACAGGTCCTCCAGGTTCTGGTATTTCAACAAATGCTACTGTACAAAACGTGACTGGTAACTATGGTTCATTCCAGATTGATGGTGGTGCCACCGGTGGTTATGAAGGATTCTCTATTGGTGGTCGTGCAGTATTAATGCATGATAATAGTACTGTCACTGGTGTGTATAATGATGTTGATAATGAATGGCTGTGGTATGCTAACCATAATGCTCAAATGAGATTGTTCTACAATGGTTCTGAAAAGGCTTCTACTCAGAATAGTGGTTTTGGTGTTAATGGTACATTTAATGGTACTGCTACATCAGCTCGTTTTGCTGACTTGGCTGAATATTACAGAGGTGACAGGGATTACGAACCTGGTACGGTTGTAGTGTTCGGAGGTGAAAATGAGATTACAGTATCTGGTGAATATATGTCAAATAAGATTGCTGGTGTTATCTCAACAGATCCAGGTTATGTAATGAACGATCCACGACCAGCTACAGCTGATGAAGGGTTTGAAGATTATGAATATGATCCACTAGACAAACCAGTTGCTCTGACTGGTCGTGTACCAACCAAGGTTGTTGGTAAGATCAGAAAAGGTGATATGATGGTTGCTAGTGAAATTCCTGGCGTTGCTACTTCATCCTCTGATCCTAAGATTGGTACAGTTATTGGTAAAGCTCTTGAAGATTATGAAGGTGAAGATATCGGTATTATCGAAGTCGTTGTAGGGAGACTGTAATGCCAACCGATCTCGAAATTAAAATCCAGAAAGAGCTTGATAAAGAAAACAAGCAGGATAATAAAAAGTATCACTTTAAGCAAAATGCCAATGGTGTTGTTACTTATACAGGCGATCCGGCTGAAGTATTGGATTATTGGACCGATAAAGATAAGGTTGATGGAGAGTTAATATGAGTGTAAAGTTTACCTTTGATCAGACACTAATATTAAATGTTGAAGATATCTCCATTTGCTTAGTTGAAGGTGATACAGGGGACTATGGTAAGTTTAGTAGTTTAGCAGACAGAAACAATAATTCTGAACGTAAAGATCATCCAACAATTGATCTACTTCAATCAACAACCGAAAATACATTAGTATGCCAAGGTTCGCTAAAGCTAACACAAACATATGATGATCAATACTCAAATACAGATATTGATACAGCTCTTGCTGAAATTACAGCCACTAGAATTCAAGAATTTAATTCAACATGGTACAATGATAATTGTGATAGGCAAGTAAACTATTCAAATAATACTGTTGTATCAACTGTTACTAATACACAAGATATGGTCCTTAGTGATTGGTGCAAACCTGGCCCTGTATGGGCATTAAAGGTTGATGATATTAGAATAGAGACAACAGAAGATAATACAAAATTTTTGTGTGTTACGTATCTGAATAACTCATACAATCGTTATACTACAAGCTATAATAACATAGCTGCAAGTGAATCATTGACAATCAATAAATCTAAAACCACAGCTTATGTTATGTTCACTGGTCCTGTCGTAAAAGATGGTTTAGAATTGCTTTCTTATCACGTATACAAGATGAAGAATAATACATTGAGTGTAGAAAACCAATCAAACAATAACGTACTTGTTTATAAGTGGGATAAATAGTAGTATGGCCACAAAAGCAAACATAGTAATCGATCAGGGTACTACATTTAGTACATCAGTCACCGTAACAAACGCAAATGGTAGCGTATTAAATCTTGCTGGTTATACCTCCGCAGCTCAACTGCGTAAAGGATACTCTGCAGCAAATTCTACACCTTTTGATGTGACAATTGCGTCCAACTCTCAGACTGGTGTAATCACATTAGAGATGGCAGCTAATGTAACACAAACTTTGGCAGCTGGTAGATATGTGTATGATCTAGAGATTTATAGCTCATCTAACACCACTGTAACAAGAGTTGTTGAAGGTATTGTAACAATAACACCTGGGGTTACTAGAGGTAATACGGAGTCAGTCTAATGGGTATCACAGCTAAACTGTCCGGATCAAATGCCCTAAAAATTAAAACAGGTACTGGATCAGGTGGTGCTGCTGGTGGTGGTGTAACAGTTTCATCCGCTGTTGTGCAAACTACCACTAGATCACTAAGTGAGATTCAGGATATTGATACCACTAATGCAGGTAATAATAGTGTGTTAGTATATAACACTGATACACAGAAATATGAGGTCAAGCCGCTACCTGCAGCGACGATTGACGAAGAAACTATCGAAGAAGTTTTAGCACAAGGAAATGTTAATCTGGATGGTGGGGACTTCTAAGTTCGTGTTGTTATAAATAAAAAGAAAGTCTTAGAGGAAGAGACAAATGGCAACTATAATTCAGATTAAACGCTCACAGAGTACAAACGTCCCTTCGGGACTTGCGAATGGTGAGTTTGCATATTCATTTAGCAATGATAAGCTGTTCATAGGTCAAACAGATACAGCAACATCTTCAGTAACGAATGATATTGTTGGTGGTGCCTACTTCACCAACATGCTGGATCATGCACATGGTACATTGACTGCCAATAGTGCATTGGTTGCTGATACTAACAAACATATTGATGAAGTTATCACAGGCGGTATTAAGCTGACCACATCTGGTGGTACAGCCAATACTATGACTGGAGTATTGAACGACTCTATGTTCAATACATCCAATGATTCTACACTCGTAACATCCTCTGCAATTAAGGCTTATGTAGATAGTCAATCTGCTAACGTCCAACTGGACATGGCTGGTAATATTGGTACGGGTACAGTTGACGTAGCTGATGATACGATGCGTCTTGTTGGTAACAATGACATTTCAACTAGCTTTAATGACTCCAATAACACAATTGTATTTGGTCTGACAGATACTGGTGTTACAGCTCAATCATATGGTTCAGCTACTGCAATTCCAAACATTACAGTTGATGCTAAGGGTCGTGTCACGTCTGTAACAACATCTTCTATTTCCTCTACCTTGGATATTGCTGCTGACTCAGGTACGGACGATGGTGTAGCAATTGGTACAGACACACTGACATTCTCAGGTACTGCTAATGAGATTGAAACATCTGTATCAGGAGATACAGTAACATTTGGTCTGCCAGATGATGTTACAATCACTGGCGAGTTGAATGTTGGTGAGAATGCAACTATTTCTGGTAACCTGGTTGTTGATGGTACTCTGTCGTATCTCAATACAACCAATCTTGCTGTCCAAGATCCACTTATCAAACTTGCTAACAATAACACAGCAGATTCCAACGATATTGGTTTCTTCGGTAAGTTTGACACTACCAAGTCTGCTGGTCTGTTCCGCGATGCATCAGATAGTGGTAAGTTTAAACTGTTTACAGATCTGACTGTTGATCCAACCACAACTGTTAACACAGGTGGTGCAGGATATACAGCTGCTACTCTGGTTCTTGGTTCACTAGAGCTTGGTACTGATCTTGCTGTAGAGCATGGTGGTACTGGTGCTGGAACATTTACATCTAATGGTATTCTTTATGGTAATGGTACAGGTGCACTTCAAGTTACTGCTGCAGCAACTGAAGGTAAAGTTCTTCAAGCCGGTTCAGGTGGCACGCCAACATTTGGTGACCTGGACGGCGGTACATTCTAAGGAGGGTTTGCTCTCTACTTTAAGGGGTAGTCATGGCGACTAATTTTTATTTCAATAACTTTGAATCGTCCCAAGAGCAGACTCTGATTGAAGACCTTATTATTGAATCAATCAAGATCTATGGACACAATGTAATCTACTTACCACGTAAAGTGGTCAATAGAGATTTTGTGTTTAATGAAGATAGTGTATCTCAATATGAGAATGACTATATGATCGAGATGTATATCAAGAACATTGATGGATTTGAAGGCGAACAAGACTTTATGTCTAAGTTTGGTTTGGAGATCCGTGACCAGATTACATTCAGTGTATCGATTAGAAGATTCGATGAAGATATTGGTACCAATGAAGGATCGCTGAGACCAAATGAAGGTGATCTAATCTATCTTCCATTAACAGCTAGCTTCTATGAAATTAAGTTTGTTGAACACGAAGCGATCTACTATCAGCTTGGTGATTTGCAGATCTATGATTTAAAATGTGAGCTGTTCGAATATAGTGGCGAAGAATTCAACACTGGTTCTGATCTTCTTGATCAGATTGAAGACAACACTAAGATTAATGCAATTGACTTTGCCATTGCACTTCAAGATGGTACACACCTTGCAAACGAAACAGGTGGTCCAATCATCCGTGAGAATTACAACATAAATACTCTTACACAGTCTAACAATAATATCTATCAGACAGAATCTGCAAGTATTATTGACTTCAGTGAAACAGATCCGTTTAGTGAAGGTAATTATTAATGTTCGGACAATCCTTTTATCACGAAACCTTACGTAAATATATAATTATGTTTGGTAATCTGTTTAACGATATCCAAGTAAACAGATATGATTCAAACAATAATTTGGTAACAAATATTAGAGTACCTGTTAACTATGGTCCTCGTGATAAGGCTCTATCTCGTATTGATCAGAACCCAGATCTAATTCCAGAATATGCAATGATTCTTCCGCGCATGTCTTTTGAAATGCTTGCGATGAATTATGCACCCACAAGAAAATTGAATACTATCGATCGTATAGCCAAGAAGGTCGATGATTCATCGAGACTACAGTTTCAGTACAATCCGGTTCCATATGATATTAATATGACACTATCGATTATGGTTAAGAATGCTGATGATGGTGCTCAGATCCTAGAACAGATTCTTCCATACTTCACTCCTGAATGGACATCGACAATGAATCTGATTCCTGAGATGGACTTTCTAACTGACATTCCTGTTGTATTACAATCAGTATCAACAGAGGATACTTATGAAGGTGCATTTGAGACACGTAGAGCATTGATTCATACACTAGACTTCATTATCAAAGGTTACTTCTATGGTCCAACTAAGAGTTCAGAGGTCATTAGAAGTGCTCAGGTTGATATTGGTGTTCCAAGAGCTAACAGTCAGTTCTTGGTAGATGCACAATCTGGCCGTACACTTTTACAGCCACGTGGGATTACTAATAGAGAGATTGCAGATACAGGTAGATCGTCGCGTATCATTATTACTCCAAAGATTGGTGGTACTACAGCTACAGCTACAGCCTCGATATCATCAAACACAGTATCCAATACAACAATTACAAATGGCGGTAGTGGCTACAATAATACAGCACCTACAGTTACATTCAGTGAACCTACTGGTGGTGGTAATACTGATGAGCTAGCTAAGTTTGGTTCTAGATCATATGCCTCAGAGGCTACTTCAACACAGATTGTAGCACCAGGTGTATCTTCGGCTAATGTTGGTGGTATCGAGTTCTGGTTGTATATTTCTGATACTGGTGGTGTTCCAGCAGGAACGTCAACTATTCTTGAATTTGGTACAAACTCAAATGGTACACAAAAGCATGATATTCAAATGCAAAACTATGGTGGTAGTATTACATTATACTATAGAAGACCTAACAGTGACACAGCTGCAGGAACACAATCATCTACACTATTGCCAAGTTGGGCAGGCGAACAGAATGGTTGGGCATTTATTAGAATTGCGCAGGATATAAATAGAGTTGGTAATAAAGTTGGTATTCACTATGTTTCTCATAGTGTTGGTGTTGCTGATAATAGTGCATACAGCTCACATGGGTTACATACACACATTCTGAATGCGAATGGTCTTTATATTAATCCTAATGGCGACTTCAGTGCTAATCAAATATTCATTGATGATTTGAGATTTACAAGTAACACAGAACTTGCTGTAACAGCTCCTAATGCAAACACAAGAGCACAGCTTGCAAATACAATCTTCTTCCAGGATGGTGAA